CACTTGCCGGATTGACATTTCAAGCACCAATTAAATCAAAATACGCAAGAAACGATAACGTAGATGCATCAGCATCAAGTAACGGATCGACTGCCGGCGGATCAGCTTGGGCTCCTGCACAAGATGGCTCAGGTATTGTAGATCAAGGAGATTATTATCTTTTTGACGAAATATTTGCAGAATTGCAAACAGGCGGAAACGCAACAATGTCATTAGCTGACATTGAGCAAGCACGTAAAACAGCGGCATTTGCTAAAATAAGAGCAAAGTACGATGGAATTGACGAAGAACATGTGATTGATTTGCTTATGGAAGGAATTAGAGTTCCTGAAGAAGCATTAAAACAACCAATTTTATTAGGTCGACAACGTGCAATGATAGGATTTAATCAACGTTATGCAACAGATGGTGCAAACTTGGATAAGTCAGCAACAAACGGTACGGCCACAATTGATATGTCATTTAGGACTCCCGCAATGAACACTGGTGGTGTTATAATGATAACAGCAGAAATTGTGCCAGAACAATTATGGGAACGTAAGAAAGACTATTTCTTATACACAACAGACCCAGATACGTTGCCAAACTATCTGTCTGATGTATTAGACCCAGAAAAAGTGTCAGTTGTAAAAAATGATCACGCTGACGTAAATCATGCAACACCAGATGGAACATTTGGTTATGCACCACTTAACCATGAGTGGCAAAAAGATGCCGTAAACGTAGGTGGTAAATATTACCGCCCTGCAAATGACGCATTTGATGAAGATCGCGCAAAAATATGGACAGCAGAAAGTACAAACCCAACATTAAACGAAGATTTTTATCTTTGTTCAGGTTTGCACAAGAAAGTATTTGCTGATCAGGTAAGCGACAGTTTTGAAATTACATGTCTATCGGACATGCAAATTGTAGGAAACACTGTATTCGGTGCAGGACTACAAGAAACTGACGCATCAAGCGATTACGACACAATTACTTCGCAAGTTGATTCCTCACGTATCGCGAAGTGATAAAAAGCAGGGGAGTCCTCCCCTCCCCTGCTCATTTTAAAAAGGAAAATAGAAAATGAATAGAATAAAACACGGCAACGTTAATAAGTGGACCTCCACAAAAGCAGGACAAGTTATTGAGTTTGCATCAAGCAAACCAAGACATGTAAAGTTTGAAATTACAGCTAATTCAAACATTGAAATTTGGGTAGCAGACAACAATAAAATGACTGACGCCGTATTGGTGGGAACATCAAACGGAAAAACCGAAATTCAATATACAGCACCTGCAACAACATATGTTCAAATAAAAGCTGAGAAATCAGCTGATGTATTTGTAAATATACCAGATTTGGATCAAGCAGTTGAAAATACTGATAATCCAAGTTTTACATCGATAGAGCCACGCGTAAATAACTCAACTGAGTTTGATCGAATGGTACAATTTATGAAACATAATGAGCAACAACGCAACGCACAACTAGAGGCCGAAAGAGCCGCATTAAGAGCTGAAGTTGCAAAAATTAAAGCAGAAGCGGAAACAGTAGTTGAAGCGCCAGTAGAGGCAGAAGCAGAAGATGCAGGAGAAACCCCCGAGTAAGTTTCTACGTTGGATACGGTTTATTGACCGTATCCAATTCTGGCACAGGGATGAACTTGTGCACAGAACACACGTAGAAGCGGCAAGATCGTTAGCAGAGCCAAACGCATCAAAATCACTTTGGGTTAAAATTCAGCAAACAGAAAACGATTATCAAGGGGTACACCCTGACATAATTGAGTTTTGGAAAGCCTTTTCCAAAGCAATGAAGCGACGCAATATACCATTGCGAGCGTTTGAATTTGTACGATCTGCAGAACGGCAACAAGAGTTATACGACAAAGGCAGAAGCAAAGCATCTGCCGGATTTGGTGCGCACCAATATGGAATGGCCGTGGATATAATTCACGCCACACGCGCATGGCAATTAAGCAAAAAAGAATGGGACTGTATAGGAGCAGTCGGCAAAGAAATAGCGCGTAAAAGAAATATAAAATTAGATTGGGGCGGAGATTGGAATTTCTACGATCCCGCACACTGGGAACTAGATAATTGGCAAGACCAAATCAAATAAAAAACAGTAAGTTGAATAACTTACATAGGCAAACGGAACGGAAACTCCAAGTATTGGAGTTCCGTTTGCCGACCATATATCCCCTACCCTTGTTAAGATATGCATTTAGTGACACCAAACTACAGGAACAGCAGTAAATTATGTGCATCGCACCAATAAAATTAGATGATGGTACGGAAGTTGGGTGTCGCGAATGCTGGCAATGCCGAAAACGTAGAGTTAACGATTACGTTGGAAGATGCATTGCCGAAAGTAAGTTTTCAAAAAAAACTTACGCAGTAACATTAACGTATGACGGAGATCAGGGCGTTAATGCAGTAACGTTAATTTATAAAGACGTTCAGGATTTTCTTAAAAGACTGCGTAAAAAACATAAATGTCGTTACATCGTTACCGGAGAATACGGTAGCGCAAAAGGACGTTCACATTGGCATATAATACTATTCTTTAAGGATAGTTGGCCAGAAGTGACGTCAAACAAAAGGGTAGATTGGAAATATTGGAAACATGGTTTCAGTTATTTTCAAGAACCGGACTGGAAGGGTTTTGAATATTGCCTTAAATATGTTCTGAAAGATCAGACATCAAGGCAAAGCGATAGCCACCTGGCTATGAGCAAAAAACCTCCAATAGGACACGAGTTTTTTCAACAATTAGCGAAGCAATATGTTGAACAAGCACTCGCACCTCAAACATATTTTTATAAGTTTGGGGATGTGAGAGATTATAAAAACAGAGAGAAAGGGTTTATGATGCAAGGCAAAACAAGAGAAAATTTCATGGAAACTTTTGTCAACGAGTGGGAAGACAAATATTCACACGAACCGTTATCGGAATTAGTAACAGATTACTACGACGATATAACGGAAATAGAGTACACAGACGAAGAAATGTACGAACGCCTACATTATCAACCTGTAAAATATGTAGAACCATGGATCGAAGGCCAAGGAGACGGAATATTTAAAGATATACATATGGTGGAAGCAACATATGACGGAATACCAATAGTATATTGGGAAGACGAAAATAAAACAGGATTGCAAATACTAACGGAGAATGACGAATGGCACGAAAAAAGACCAGAAGTAATAAAAACAATAAAACAAGGACAACAAATACAACGACGGCGAACCTACGCCGAAATACAGTACGCGGAATTGGACGGGGAATAGAAATATACAGTCCACCCGTTGAACAACGGGAGCGAACGGCTACAGCACCGCCTGAACAGGCTCTAGCGAAGCGGAAAAAATCCCCCAAAAACTTTAGGGTCAAGGACTTGCGGATAAGGTGCAAAGATAGACCAAAGAAAAACACCCCTACTGGGGGGTCAGGGTCTAAAAAAACATATGTTCCTTGGTGTTAAAAGTAAAAAAATGACACATTTTTAAAAAAAGGGCTTTACAAATCAAAAAGTATAAAGCTATAAAAACGTATGGGTCAACACAATGAGTCTCATAATGGTATCATAATATATATTATCGGCCATTGAGCAGTTAGACCCTTCTAAATAAGAAGGAGTAAAAATTGCAATTACTACTAATCAAACAAATCTTAAAACCGATTATCACTAGATGTGGTACAATGCTCGGCGCATCGCTTGCGGGCGCAGGAATTGCAGTTGGTACAACGGAAAGTATCGTTTTGGGATTTACCGCACTAGCGGGAGTATCGATCGACCTTATAACACGGAGGTGGATCAAATGAAATTAAAAGACATCATTATAGCAACAGTAGCGGGAATAGTTATGGGTTTAGCCCTATTTTCGGACACGTTGTTAAACGCGGGAGTAATATAATATGTGGGGACAATTAGCCTCAGCGGCAATAGGCGCATTGGGCGCACGCAAAACAGCAAAATCAATGCGCGGCGCAAACGATCTTGATTTAGAAAAATTAAGACGTGAAGCAGAACAAAATGGGTTTAACCCATTAACAGTACTACGAGCAACAGGCGGACAAGGTAGTACAAAAGGTCCATCTGGCAATCTTGCTAGTGGGGCATTTTTTCAAACATTTGCACAAGGAATACCAAGTATACTTGAAGCAAATTACAATAAAAAAATGAAACAAGCACAATTAACAAATATTAATTTGCAAAATCAAGAAATGTTTTCAAAATTGAATGGATTAAATACAGTTAGAACAACTATTTCACCAAGTGAAGTATTGGGAACTGCAAAATTAGATAGCAATCAAATTTTGAATAATAAAAGTACAACTCAAAATTTGGGATTATATGAATTTGAACAAGACCCAGTATCACGCAAAAGCGTTACAGCAGAGGGTTTTGGTTCAACATCAGCAGAAATTAAACCAACATGGGGAACATTTGAATTAAGAAATGGCAAAAGAATTTCATTGCCGTTTACAGAATTTGAGGCTGATCAAGCGTTATTACAAGGTGCATTTAATTTATATATGGAAGGTATCGATATACGTGATCAGGCACTTAGTAAAGTATCAAATTGGTGGAATAGTTCTAAAAAAGACGCAACACCAATGAGTGATATTGCTAAAAAAGTAAATTTAAAAAGAATTACAAATAATATTCAACAAACACCACAATTATCAACACAGCAATTTAAAACAATACGCGGAATTACAAAAGGAATTCGCAAAACTCAAGATGAAATCATGGGTTATTAAATGTGCGCCAAGTGTAAAAAAATACGAAAAATTATAACCAAAATCATTGCAAGGAGAAAACGCAAATGAGAATGACTGAAATGATACCAAACTCACCTATTGCAGTACAAAAATCTGTACGTAGTGCAAAAGGCCGAGTTCTAACATCAGGTGATGCAGGCAAAATCCTGCCCTTGAAATATGAATTTTTATTGCGAGAAGACGGTGTTCGAAGCGGTAAAGTTAGAGTTAACGTGGAAATGATGGAGTCAACCGAGATGTTGATGAACGGAATCGGGTGCACTGTATACGCTCATTTCGTACCAATGCTTGCATTTGACCGTTTTAACGGATCAATGGACGAATTAAACCGATCATATAAAAAAGAAAATGGAGCCGCAGGAAGTGTAATACCATTTTTTGAAACAAATAGATACAGTATTAATGGATCAGATAATATTGCAGGTGATTTAACTACCGCTGATACAGATGGTGGTGCATCAATGCCTATATTTTTTCAAACATTAGGAATTCATACAGAAACAGAAACTATTAATTCAACTTATGTTGAAGCATATAACGCAGTTGTTAACCATAGACGTAAAGCAAGATCTAAATCGTTACCATTAAGAAACGCATTTGATCATTCACTTGCTGACGCGTTTTGGATTAATAACGGAATGCAAAATATTGTACCTGATTATGATCAGAATTTAATTGACGGACAAGTTACACTTGCCGGATTGACATTTCAAGCACCAATTAAATCAAAATACGCAAGAAACGATAACGTAGATGCATCAGCATCAAGTAACGGATCGACTGCCGGCGGATCAGCTTGGGCTCCTGCACAAGATGG